GGATGCAACTTTCCGCATTTCTTCAAATTTAGGGACCCAGAAAATTTCATCAAAATATAAATTGCCGTGGTAAGACTGTGCCGTGGCGGAGTTCGTACCAAGAAAAATCAATTCTGCCCCATTTGGCAATTTGATGGTTTCGCCTTTTAAATCCACATCCGCTGTTTGCTTGGCATAGTTCACAATGTAAGAACGGAATTGCAATGCCTGTTTTTTACTGGCAGACAAAAAGATTTGATTGTGTCCAGTTGTCAATGCGTCAATAAAGGCTTCATGCGCGAAATAGTAAGTCGCCCCGATTTGTCGGCTTTTCAAAATATTTCTGATGCGATGTTCTTTGGCTTTATGCCAAACACGCTGATAATTAAACATCCCATCAAGAAAGCCATTAATCAGAAATTCTTCTTGTTCCTGATCAATGGCATTTTGTTCTGCTTTCTTCCGTTCGGCTTTGTTTCGATTAGCCAGTTTCGGATTTAAATCCACTTCATTTCCATCACCGAAAGAATATTTTTTCACTCTCGCCATGCGTTCCATTTGACGACCAAGCAAATCAATTTCTTTATAGTCCGACCCGCTTTTATCTTCTTTTGCAATCAGTAAATTCAATCTTGTTTCAAGGGCTAATTCAACACGCCCAACAGGGGCAACATCATCCCATTTTTCGCGATCTTTCCAACTTGAAATTGTGGATGCAGCAATATCAAGCTGACGAGCAATTTCAGCGATTTTATAACCGCTAAAATACATCTGTTGCGCTTTTCTTTTTATTTCCGCCGTTACATCGGGCGAAGCTTGATTAATAACTTGTTCGTCCATTCATCATCCTTTCAATTTACAACCGCATAATAGAAAGGGGCTTGCCGTTAGTCTTTACAGCTCACCTGTGAACAGAAAAGCAACAAAAACAACCCATAGACCGCAAAAATTAAACCTTTCAGAATAATGGCAATCTTTGAGCCAAACCAACCACAGAAAGGACAACCAATGGCAAAAAAATCTAAATGGGTAGTTGTCGCAACAGAAGGGGCAACAACTGACGGCCGCATAATTCAGCGCAACTGGATTGAAGAAATGGCTGAAAGTTATGATCCAAAAAACACCTACGGCGCACGCATCAATCTTGACCACATCAAATTCTCTGTCTATCTCCCTGAACTTGCCAATGCTCATTGCTTTGGTGACGTATTAGCCGTGAAAGCCGAAGAACGTGAAGATGGCAAATTACAGCTTTTAGCCGAACTTCAACCAACTGATGCACTCATTGCCTTAAATAAAGAAGGTCAAAAAGTTTACACGTCAGTTGAAATTGACACCAATTTTGCAGACACCGGCAAAGCATACTTAGTCGGTTTAGCCGTTACGGATAATCCGGCAAGCTTAGGCACAGAAATGTTAAGTTTCTCGCACAATGGTTTAAATGCCCGCAAATTAAAAGCGGAAAACATCTTCACCGCTGCAGTTGAAACAGAATTGGAATTTGTTGAAGAAGCAGAAAAAAGCCCATCTGTGTTGGAAAAAATCAAAGCGTTATTTGCGAAAAAAGAAAAATCGGATGATGAACGCTTTGCGGACCAATCCAGTGCCATTGGGCTTTTAGCCGAGCAACAAAAAGACATCTTGGAAAAATTGACCGCACTTCACGGCGATTTAGAAAATCAACAAGCCGAAATTGAAGAAATGAAAGCGGGCAATGCCGAAATCCATGCAACGTTTGAAGAACTCAAACAAAAGCCGGCACAAGCCGAAAACTCCCGCCCATTAGTTTATGGTGAAGAACCTGAAACTGACGGCCGCTTCTTTTAATTTATCTTAGGAAAAAAACCAAATGAATAAATTTACCCAACAAAAATTCCAAGCTTACATTGCAGGCGTTGCACAAGATAACGGCGAAGATGTGGCATTTGTTGCAAATGGCGGGCAATTTACCGTCGAACCAACAATTCAACAAAAGCTTGAAAATGCAGTCCTTGAAAGCTCCGATTTCTTAAAACGCATCAACGTTGTGATGGTGCAAGACATGAAAGGTTCTGCATTGCGTTTAGGCGTACTTTCACCAGTTGCAAGCCGTACCGATACCAACACCAAAGCACGTGAAACCACGGACATCCACAGCTTGCAAGAAAACTTATATTCTTGCGAACAAACCAACTTTGACACGCATTTAAACTATGCAACGTTAGACAGTTGGGCGAAATTCCCTGACTTTGCGGCACGTGTTGGCAAACTTAAAGCAGAACGCATTGCATTAGACCGTATCATGATCGGCTGGAACGGCACAAGCGTGGCCGCAACAACCAACCGCACATCAAATCCATTGTTGCAAGACGTGAACAAAGGCTGGTTGAAACAAATCGAAGATAAAGCAACCGCACGTGTCATGAAAGAAGCGAAAAGCGGCACAGGCAAAATCGAAATCGGTGAAGGTAAAGAATACAAAAATCTTGATGCATTAGTCTTTGCATTAAAAGAAGATTTCATCCCTGACCAATACCGTGACGACACAAAACTTGTAGCGATTATGGGTAGTGATTTGTTAGCGGACAAATACTTCCCGCTTATCAACCAATCAAAACCAAGCGAACAAGCGGCGGGCGATACTGTCATCAGCCAAAAACGTGTTGGCGGTTTACAAGCCGTAACCGTTCCATACTTCCCGAAAGGCACTGTGTTGGTGACATCACTCGACAACTTGTCAATCTATGTTCAAGAAGGTCGTGTTCGCCGTCACTTAAAAGACGTGCCGGAACGCAACCGTGTGGAAGATTACTTGTCATCCAATGAAGCTTATGTGGTTGAAAACTACGAAGCAGTGGCGATGGCTAAAAATATCACCGTTCTTGATGCACCAACTCACGCGTAATCATAATGCGACCAACTAAACGTCACTTTCTTGAAGTTTCTGCCGCTATCGCTAATGCGGCAGAAACCGAAGATCTAAGCGATTTCACGGAATACGAAAAAATGTGCCGTATTCTTGCGAGACATCGAAAGGATTTGAAAAACATCCAATCGACCGAACGCAAAGCCGCATTTAAAAAGCAAATTTTGCCAGACTATCTGCCATGGATTACAGGGGCGTTATCTGCCGGCACAGGAAAACAAGATAACGTCTTGATGACAT